CTGGCACGGTAGTTGCTTGGTGTTACAGATGCCTGGGCCCCGAAGCTGAAGCGTGCCTGAGGGGTTGCTACCGTCCCGGGATGACCGACGCGGCCACGTTCATGCGCACCGTCCTCGACGGGCTCGGACCCACGAATCAGATCGCCCGGGCGCTGGTCAACCGCCTCGAGCTGGCCGAGGACAAGACGGCCGAGGCCGAGGTGATCTCGGACGAGCTCGACGAGATATGGCAGGTGATCACGGAGCTGACGGTCCGGGTGGCCGACGCGTTCGAGCGGGGGATCGCCCGCCTCGAGGACGAGGCGAACGAGGGAACCTAGCGAGAATCTAGATTCCAGATGCTGAGGCCCGACCCGCCCATAACCTTTCTTACGTCAAGCGTGGCCAAGCATGAACCGCGGTTCAGGTCCTATCATGCGGATCGCCTGAAGCCGCCGGGCCCGGGTGACGAACCCGTCACCTCGAGCCCGGGCCCGGTGGCCGTTCAGTCCCGGCGGGGTTCGCCGATCCGGGCCACGTAATCGACGGACCCCTCCGGGGCCACCTCGAGCAGGCTGAGCGCCCCCAGCACCGCCTCGGCCATGGCCTTGAGGCCTTCGGGGGTGCCGTAGACGACGGCCACCGGCTGGCCGCCGGGCCGGTCGAGCAGGCTGAGCGTCACCGTGTCGGGCATGTGCGGGTTCTGGCGGGCCTCGATGGCCACGATGGCGAGCTCACCGGGATCGGGGTCGACCGACAGGACCGGGGGCCCTCCCCCGGCCCTCACGGCCGCGCTCCCCGGCCGCCCTCGGCCAGGACCACGGCGAGGCCCTCGACCTCGGCCTGCCACCGGTCCGAGGTCCGGGTGAGCTCGAGCATGGCCCGCACAAGCTGGGAGACCTCGACGCCGGCGTCGAGCGCCCATCGCTTCAGCGCCACGTGGTCGGCCTCGACGACGTCGACGTTGAGCCGCTTGAGCCGCGGCTTGGCCGAGGCCGGCGCGGAGAGCGCAGGGCGCGGCGCGTGGGCGATGGTGCGCCTGGGTGAGCTCATGCCCTCACCCCCGTGGTCTCGGCCAGCATGGCGAGGACGGCGCCGGCGAGGGGTTCGTACTCGACGAGCACGGCCGGGGATCCGAACGCGTCCTCGACGGCGGCCCGCTCGGGGACGGCCACGGCGATGTCGAGGACGGGGAGCTGGCGCTCGTCGAGGCCCGCCGCGATCCACTCGGCGAGGCCTCGGCGGCGGCCGTCGACCCGAACGAGGGCGATGGCCCACGCGAGGTCGCGGCGGGACTCCTCGGCGGCGATGGCGGCGAGGAGGTCCTCGAGGCGGTCGAGGTCCGCACCCGCGGGGGCCGAGGGGACGATGAGCAGGTCGGCCACGGCGATGGCGGCGACGAGCATGGCGCCGACCCTCGCACCGCCGGCGGGGTCGTGGGGCGTGTCGATGACCACGAGGTCATACCCCTCGGCCAGGCCGGCGAGGCGGCGGGGCAGGTCGGGGGCGTGGTAGGAGATGACCGGCACCATGGCGTGGGGCCAGTCCGCCCCGGCCCTGGTCACCCACGACTCGGCCGACCGCCCGGGATCGGCGTCGATCAAGAGCGTGCGGTTGCCGGCGCCGCCGGCGTGCAGGGCGAGCTGTACAGCCGTGGTCGTCTTCGCCGTGCCGCCCTTGACGTTCCCGACCACGATCACCGGTGGACTCATAGACTCATCCTCTCATTTGAGTAACTGAGAGGATGAGTGTGTCAGACCCAGGGGTAGGAGTCGAGGACCTCCCGCTCCTCGGCCGGCAGGGCCGCCACCTCGATGGCGCCGGGCGACGGGTCCGGCGGGTTCGTCGGCTTCTCCACGGCGATCCACCCGACCCGCTTGAGCAGGTTCACCTCCGGGGGTGACCCCATGGGGAGCTTGTGGGGGCGGCCGTCGCGGAGGACCAGGGTGAACTGGCCGCCCTGCTGGCTGAACAGCACCGTCGGCGTCGAGTGCGTGGCCAGCTTGGACACGATGGCGTTCGACAGCATCGACCGCATCTGGTTCCAGTCGTCGTCGGTCATCTCATCTGCTCCTCCTGGTGGGGGGTAGCCCAGTAACGGGGCGCGGTCGAGGTAGCCGGTGGGGTCGATCCGGGCGCCGGCCTCCCACAGCTCGAGGTGGGCGTGCGCGCCGGTCGAGGCGCCCGTCGAGCCGATGTAGGCGATCACCTGCCCGGCGTCGACGTGCCCGGCGGTGACCGCGAACTCGGAGTGGTGGAACGACTTGAACCGATCGGACCCGTTGTCGCACCACAGCCACCACCCCGCCCCGCCCGGCTCGTTGCCGGTCGTCACGTGCCCGTCCCAGGGGGCCACGAGCGGTACCCCGAAGGGCGCGCCGTAGTCGACCCCGCCGTGGAACGACCCGGCGGCGCCGGTGATCGGGTCGATGCGTTGCCCGTAGCCCGAGGTCTTCGCGTAGGACTCGAGGAGCGGGAACCACGTCAGCTCTCTCATTCACTCATCCCCTCATCTGAGTCGTTCTCCTCGGCCCGGTGGTGGTCTCCATCCCACCAGACCTGCACCCTGAAGCCACCCCGGCGGCGGCGTACGGCGATGGCGCCGAGGACCAGGGCGAGGGCGGCGAACCCGATGGCCACGGCCCCGGCGGCGGTCATACCTTGGTGATCCGGATGAAGGCGGGGGCGAACTGGCCGACCCCGGCGCCGGCGCCGGCGACCACGGTCCCGTTGCCGAGCTCGCGGAACGCGCCTATGCCGTAGGTGTGGCTGCCGGCGGCGGGGGTGAACCGCCGGGTGGCGAACACCGGCACGTAGGCCTGGCCCGCCGTCGTGGTCGAGACGACCGCCAGCGTGCAGAGCACGGTCCCGCCCTCGTAGAGGAACAGTTGCACCGTGGCCGCGGCGATCGACGCGGGCACGACGGCCGGACTGAAGAAGTCCAGCGCCACCGCGGACCCGTCGAAGACCGTCGCCGGCGCCGACACGACCGCGTCACCGCCCACCGCGCCCGTGGCGGTGATCGACTTGTTCGCCGTGATCTGGGCGTAGGCCAGTTCGCGGGGTAGCTGCAGGGCGTTGATGGCGTCGGCCACGCTCTTGCCCCACGCGGAGGTGATCGTGGTGTTGGGGGTCGGGACGACGATGGCCACGGCGAGCTCCTTATCGGTGGTCCCAGGGGGACTGGTCCCAGAGCGCCGAGTCCCAGCGGCTATAGCCCTGGGTCTGTTCGCCGGGGGCGCACTTGAGGGTCAGGGTCCACTGGTCGAGGGTGATGTGATGTGAGAGCCCGTCGACGGTGGCCAACACCTGCAGCGTCTCACCCCAGCGTGAGCGGATGAGGGCGATGCGTGAGCCGAGGTCGACGAGGTGGGCGAAGTGGTACCAGTCGTCGTCGTCGGTGGGGACCCCGTCGAGCGGCGACACGGTCACCTCGGCGTTCGACAATCGGGCGAGCATGAACTGGGCGATCGTCGTCGACCATGTATCGGTGGTGTGAATGAGGTCCGTGCGCTGGGTGGTCCGGGCGCCGTGGCGGGCCACGCTGATCGGGTCGGTGACGGTCTGTGACGTGCCCCCCACCCGGGCCACGCTGATCACGTTCTTCACTTGGTCCCGGTCCGAGGTGACGGTGAACTGAATCGGACAGAGCGTGCCGGGGGCGGCGTTGTGGTCGTCGGTGAACACCGCCAGTGGCTCGGCGAACTCGGGGGCCAGCAACCCGTTCGGGTCGACATACCGGATCACCCCGGCCGGCGTGCACCACAGGACCCCGCCGTCCGAATCGGCGGTAAGCCAGGCCTCCTCGAGGGCGCCCTTCGCCAGGGTGGTGGCCTGTAGCGGGGCGACGCCGGCGGCGAGCTGACGGTCGACCAACGTGGGGACCGCGGCCTGGTCCATGATCCGCCCGAGCCGGGGCCCGGCGGTTTCGTTGGCCCCTTGGGAGGGTTGCTCGAGCCCGTTGGCGTCGCCCAGGTAGGAGAGGGCGTCGGTGCCGGTGAGGATGACCGTGGATTCACCGCCGTCGTCGGTCTCGGCGACGGTGCGGATGAACCCGGTGAAGAGCGGGCCGGTGGCGGTGGCCACCCGGATCGGGACGTCCGGGCCCAACACGGGCCGGCCCATATCGGAGCCCGCAGAGTCGATGGTGTTCCACGGCGAATAGGTGCCGGCGGGGTTGTCGAGCTGCAGCGATACCCGGCCCGGGGCGGCGTGGTCGAGGGGGCCGCCGCGGCCCCGTTCCACGGTGACGCCGGAGCAGTCGCAGGAGACGTCGACGAAGTTGCCGTAATCGATGCTGTCCCATTTGTCCTGATCCCACCTCGCCTTATCCCAGACATCCTTCGCCCGGGGCAGGGCGAGGGTGACGTGCACGAGGTCCGCGCCCAGCGCGGTGCCCGGCGCCGGCGGCGGGATCACGGGCCAGGGGATGGCCATCAGCGGACCGCGACGGTGAGGGCCCCCATGGGGGCGACGTTGCGGGAGAAGCTCGTGACCTGGCGGGCGACGTCGTAGCCGTCCGAGCCCGGGGGCATCACGATCGTGAGCGCCCCGAAGGTCGAGAACCGGGGGATGTCGGGGACGTCGATGGTGCGACCCCCGAGGTTCGGGATCCACTCCGGGAACGTGAACGACAGGGAGCCGACGGTCTGATTCCAGAGGTCGGCGATCTTGTTGAACGCCAGCCGGAACGGCGCGGTGATGATCTCGGCGATCCCCCTCAGGGCCTCGGAGATCCGGCCGCCCCAGCCGTCCATGAGCCCGGCGACGAAATCGACGCCACGTTGCACCGCGTCACGGATCCTGTCCCACACGCCGACGAGGCCCTGGAACACGTCGATGGCCCGGGCGATCACCACCCCGATGACGGCGAACCCCCTGCCGATCCAGTCGGCCACCGTGGCGATGGCCTCGATGACCCAGCCGATGACGGTCATGACCTTGGTACCGAACGTCTCCCACAACCAGGAACTGACATTCATCACGAACTCGGTGACGGCCGCCAGGATCTTGATGCCGGTGACGAGGAACTCGATGGCGAGGACGACGTCGGTGACGTCGCCCCTGACGACCTCGTCGCCCCACTCGTCCCACCATGACTTCATGTTGTCGAACACCTCGGCGGTGGTGGCCTTCAGTTGCTCGAGGTCGGGGCCGATCTCCTCCATGATCTTGGGCCACTCCTCGGTGGCCCACGCGACAATCGCCTCGCCGGCGGGGATGACCTTGTCGGTGAACACGTCGGCCACGCCACCGAGGATCGGCAGCAGCCGGGACCCGGCGGCCTCCTTGAGCTCGTCGAACGCGATCCCGGCGGCCTTCATGCCACCGGCCGAAGTGTTGGCCGCGGCCTCACCGGCCCCGCGGAACGTGTTGCGGGCCTTGTCGAGGGTCGCCTCGAGCGACATCGCCTTACCGTCGGCGTCCTCGGTGGCGATCCCCAGTTTCGAGAGCCCGCCGAGGGAGCCGAGCTGCGCTTTCGCTAGGGCCTGGGTGACGGTGCCGAGGTCCTTGCCGGTACCGGCGGAGATGTCGGTGGCAAGGGTGAGGAGCTCCTGGGCCTTCTGGGTGTCACCCGTGGCGGTGGCCAACGTGGCCAGCGCGGGGCGCAGCTCGTCATCGGCGACGGCCGCGACTTTCGAGAGGGCGGAGATGTAGTCCTCGGCGCCGGCGACGGCCTCATCGCTGGCGCCGGCCGCCTGGTGCAACTGTTGGGCGAGCTGGGAGGCGGAGGCCTCGTCCTCGGCGGCGGCCTGGGCGAGGTCCCAGCCGACCATGGCGAGCCCGGCGATGGCGGTGGCGCCGATGGCCGCGGGCCCGGCGAGGCTCGAGAGGCTCGAGCCCATCGACTTGCCGCTGTCGGAGATCGACCGGTCGGCCTTGTCGGCGGCGCGTTCGAGGTCGCGGCTATCGCCGGTGAACTTGACGGCGATGTCACGATCAGCCACTCAACACCTCACTTACTCAGTCGGGGAGGTTGCCGCCGGCGGCCCACTTGTCGGCGAGCTCGTCGAGGGTCTTCATGTAGGCGCGGCGCAAGGCGGGCATTTCGCGGCGGATGAGCGGCCAGAACCAGTAGCCGGTCTTGCCCAGCCACGGCGGGAACTGTTGGGTGGTGGGGCGGGCCCCGCCACCGAACTCGTAGCCGAAGAACACATCGCCGGCGGTCACTTTGTTCGACAGTTTCTTGGGCCGAGTCTTGAATGACCGGGTCGATGACCTCGAGGGACGGACCCGTACGGAGCCACCGGCGACGAGGGCCGGCACCCGGTCCGACTTGCGTCTCACGCTGCCGGCGGAGAGGGCGGCGCCCTTGCCGGAGTTCGCGGCGGCGGTGCCCAGCATGTCGACGACCCGGTCGACGTGGGCGCCGGCGGCCTG